ATGAATCCGTTTGATTATGTGAAAGCAATTAACAGAGGTCAGGACATCATCCGTGATTCGGATGACCCCGACCTGATGGAAAAAGGATTTGAATCACACTCTTTTCTTATCCATAGAACGTTCTCCTATTTCCATGACACCATCTGGTTTGCTAACCAAATGAACCAATACTATGATATTCCTGCTAAACTAAAGAATGATTTTTACCTAAATACTATTAGACCTAAAAGTAGGTTTACCGAATGGGCTAAAAAGGACACTCAGAAAAACTTTAAGATAGTTCAAGAGTATTATGGATATAACAATAAGAAAACTTTGGAAGCCTTGAGTATATTGACTGATGCGGAACTGGAAGTTATTGCGTATAAAAATGACAAAGGTGGCAGACAATAAGAACACAAGAGGAGACAACTAAATGGGAGTTTTTGATGAACTAGGTGTGGGAGTGGAAGTAACATTAGAAAACGAACAAGACTTTTTAAAAGTGCGAGAAACCCTAACAAGAATGGGTGTTGCTTCCAAGAAAACGAAAACCTTATACCAGTCTTGCCACATTCTACATAAACAGGGAGAGTATGCGATAGTTCATTTCAAAGAACTATTTGCCCTTGACGGAAAACCAACCAACATATCATCAAATGATATTGCTAGGAGAAACTCCATAGCAAACCTATTAGACGAATGGGACTTGGTAAAATTAGTGAACCCGTGGATAGAAGACGAACCAATGGCATCTTTGAACCAGATAAAAATTCTACCATTCAGTGAGAAAGAGGAATGGACTCTTTCAGCGAAGTATAATATAGGAAAAAGAAAATAGGTATTGTATATAAAACGAGAAAGCCACCTGTCACGGTAGGTGTGAAGGCGCTATCCAACTTTGTGAAACTGCCCTCGTATGAGACAGAACACTCCGTCGGCATGGACCTGTATGCTGCGATTGATTGGCCTATTATCATCCCCAGAAGCAAATTTAACCTACAAGACAACATGGCAATCATTCCGTGTGGTATTTCCGTATCACTCCCCATAGGGTTTGAGTTACAAATCCGACCCCGTTCTGGACTCGCAGCAAGACACCATATTACAGTTCTGAACACACCCGGAACAATTGATAGTGATTATCGTGGTGAAATCAAGGTTATCCTCATAAATCACAGCAAAATGGAAGGTTTCCGTGTCAATCCGGGTGACCGAATTGCACAAATGGTGCCACAGATGGTGCCCCAAATCGAATGGGACTTGAAAGAAGAACTTGATGATACCACAAGAGGTTCCGATGGTTTTGGCTCAACCGGAGTATAATATCGGTCACAACTCTGGTGACTGCGTTCTCACTATAGAAGTACGTCTATTCAACAGTCTATCCTCATATGATGGTCATGGATCCATGGAAGTGGAAGCAGGGACCAGTATAGGTGACATACTGAACCGTTGTGGCATTCCATCCAGTGAAGTTTTTCTGGTGCTGGTCAACGGACGAGACATCACCCCCCATATAAACGGTGGTCCCCGACTAGGTTTCACTGTGGATGAGGGTGATGTGGTCGCATTTTCAGGTCCCGTCCCTTACGGTTGGGGTTACGGGTCACCAGTTGTTTAATTTACTTGCCATTTACTGTAAAGTGTGTTATAAATATAATACAGTTGTAGGAATGCCTGCGTGGGTTCCTACGAATATTAACCTTGCTTTATAAGGAGGCAATAAAAATGAATAATCTAATGAACTTTAGAGATTGGCCGAGTTTGGGAAACTTTAATACAAAAGACATGGGATTGTGGACAGTAGGCTTCGACAAAGTTGTCGAACAACTGGAATCAGCCCACAACCAACTTGGTAAATACATCCCGGGCTATCCCCCATACAACATAAAGAAAACTGGAGATGACACATATGTTATTGAACTAGCAATTGCTGGTTTCAGTAAGAGTGAAGTCGAAGTGAATGTTGAGGGTGATACGTTACGGATTACTGGTAAGTCCGAATCTGTTGATGAAACTGATGAGGAGAAGGGTCTTGGGTTCCTGTACAAAGGGATCTCAAACCGTGAATTTACCCGGGCATATACTTTAGCAGACCATGTTGAGGTGAAGCACGCCGAAATGGTCAATGGACTATTGAAGGTGTTTTTAGAGAATGTTATTCCCGAATCAAAGAAACCTACCAAGGTTGACATTAAAGGGAAGGACTAACTAACATGACTCGCAGTCCATAATAAGGGGTTTTGCTGCGAGTCCAGAGGGGAGCCCCAATCTCTCGGCTGCCGAGAGGCAGCTGCGGGGTTCCCCTCACCCTCTAACAAAAGGAGTATATTATGAACTTAGAACAGTTGAAAACTGAACTAATTGATGATGAGGGCATTAGGCTTGACGTTTATCTAGATTCAGAAGGTTATCCCACCGTCGGTATAGGTCATTTGATAGAATCGAAGGACAATTTCCTCTATCATGTGGGCGAAACTATATCAGAAGAATTGTGCGATGTGCTTTTCCTGAAAGACCTTGACGAAGCGACCGTAACTTGTCATAAGACATTTTCAGATTTTTATACGTATCCAGAGGATGTGCAACACGTCCTACTTAACATGGCGTTTAATCTTGGCCAAACAAGATTTGGTAAATTCAAGAACATGATTGCGGCCGTCAAATCCCGTGATTGGGAAACAGCAGCAGACGAGATGAAGGATAGCAGATGGTATCACCAAGTTGGTGGTAGGTCGGTGAGACTCGTACAACGAATGAGAGAGGCAACTTACATTACTAATAAATACACACAACGCCAATGGGACAGAGTAGTTGGTTATGGTAAAGTTCCAAAGGAGTACAAACAATGACACCACTAAATGATAGAGGAAAGTTCCTAGTTAGCTTGTATATGCTTACGTTTATAGGTATGTTTCTGTTGTCTGGTTGTTCTGGAGTTTTAACTAAGGTAGCTGGTGGTTTAATATCATCATGGACAGCCGAATTGATTATGCAAACAAAGACAACCGTTGACGTTGCAAGTCTCATAACAACACAAAAGACTTCAACTGACCATATTGCTAGTGCAGTAACAGATAAAGATTGTTCCACATTCCATTTCCTTGAGGATAGCAACACAAAGAAAGCTGGATTACAACCCAGTAAGTTTTGTCAAAACAAAACGTCATGGTGGACACCCGATGTGAATAAATCACAAAGATTAAAAGAATCACCAACCCCCGTTGACTTGCCCACAACATATATCAATTTCAACACACAACTTGATACAACATCAACTTCATGGGTAGATATTGCTAAACAAACACAGATGCGGTATTTGAGAATTGATAAGGGTTATAATATTGTTGCACTTACGAGACCATCAAGATGAGTAAAACAGTATTTCCAGGCGCACTAGGTATAACTCACATCCGTAACCCAATAACGCCTGCGGAGGAACGGTTGAGAAGTAATTTGGTTATCCTTATGTTCTTATCATATGCCGTTTCCATAAGCATATTCTGATGTAATGTGTATAAATAGAGTATAAATAGAAGGGATAGAAACAACCCATTAGGAGAAAATATTAAAACGTTAAAATAGTGCCCTGCTTTTCTGGCTGTTCATCTTCATAGGGCTTAATAGAACGAAAGAGCTTGCCGATGGAAAAATTAATAGCACTGCTGTTTGTGTGGATTTCCACACATACTCCCTACATCATAGAAAATTTAGACGACCCAAACGTTGTGCTAGTACCTCAACAGGAATTGTATGAGAGAGCAACAAAAAATCACCCGGGTTATTCTGGATTGAAAGAGACTCACGTTGATAAATTTTTTGGATTGTATGACGCACACACAAAAACCATTTACCTCAGTGACACGTTTAATCCCGACAAATATCAAGATCGGGAGAAACTGTTACATGAGTTGGTTCACCACGTTCAGAGAGAGACTAGAGCCTCATTTGAATGTGATAGGCATAGAGAAAAAGAAGCATACATATTAGGTGGTCAATACCTTTGGGAAAAGATGAGACCCGACCCCATCAAACATATACGAAAGAGGTATATTAGGTTTTTCAGTAATTGCCCCAAAAATGTGCTAGATGGTACTGTTATAAGAGAGAATAATTAGAGTTGACTTTTCAGTATACTTGTGTTATACTTAGAAAATGAACGTAACACAGGAGTTTAGAATATGACCGTTAAAGTAGTAAGATTGGTGACCGGTGAGGAAATTATCGGTGATGTCACAGAAACAGACCAGACATACAGAATAAAGAAACCAGCTGCGTTTCAGATGGTTTCAGGTAAAACTGGTCAACCTCAACTTGCCATGGTTCCAGGTGCACCTATGAGCAAAGAAAATGTGATAACGATTGGTAGGGATAAAGTGATGTATGTGTATTTTCCAGTCACAGAACTAGAAAACAATTACAGCAAAGCCTTTGGTAGTGGGTTACTTACGGTGGGACCAGAACTCATCACATAATGTACTTCTATACAAATGCCCATGCCGTAGGTAATAATGTGTTGGTACGTGGATATGACAATGGGAAGCAGTTTTTCAAGAAAATTCTATACTCACCGACCCTTTATATCCCCACAAAAGACCTAGAGTCCCAATACAAAACCTTAGATAACGCTCCTGTCGAACCCAAAAAGTTTCAGACGATACGGGACGCTAAGCAGTTTGTACAGAGATACCAGGGTGTTAATAATTTTGACATCTATGGGAACTTTAGATTTACCCACACGTATCTCAACGAAGAATTTCCGGGCAAGGTCGTCTTTGACAAATCACTCATACGTGTTGCGAACATTGACATTGAGGTGAAAAGTGACGATGGGTTCCCCTCACCCACAGACGCCTTCGCACCGATAACTGCGATTACACTGGAGTATAACAACGTGTTCTACGCCATCAGTTGTGGGGACTACACACCGAAGGACAAGAACGTCAAGTACCTCAAGTGCAAGGACGAGAAAGACCTGATACTAAAATTTCTGAAGTTGTGGAACAAGATTAAACCCGATGTGGTCACAGGATGGAACATCACGTTTTTCGATATTCCCTATTTGATCAACAGGACGACCAACATCCTAGGTAAGCGTGTCGCTAAAACGTTCTCGCCGTGGGGGTTGTTCACCGACAGAACCACAACCATCATGGGCAAAACCCAACAACTGTTCGACATTGTAGGCATCGCTGTCTTGGACATGTTGGAGATATATAAGAAGTTCACCCAAGAAAAACGAGAGTCATACAAACTGAACTATATTGCCCATGTAGAGTTAAACGAGAGGAAGATAGACTACTCGGAGTATCGAACCCTGTATGACCTATATGAAAAGAATTTCGAGAAATACATTGACTACAACATCCATGACACCCGACTGGTCCAACGCATTGACCAGAAAGGGGGGTTCATCGACCTCGTATTGACCGCAGCATATGACGCAAAGGTCAACTATTCAGATGTGTTCACTCAAATCAGACTGTGGGACACAATCATCCACAACTACCTTCTAGACAGAAAAATTGTCGTTCCACAGAAGAAGAAAACCCCCAAGAATCATCCATATGAAGGTGCTTACGTGAAGGACCCACAGGTGGGGATGCACGAATGGATTGTCAGTTTCGACTTGGTGAGTCTGTATCCTCACCTCCACATGCAGTATAATTTGTCCCCAGAAACCATCATTGAAGACATACATATTGATAAGCACATTAAGGTGAAGGACGTAATCGGTGGTAAGGTTAAGAATGATACAGAGTATGCCTTAGCTGCGAACGGATACTATTTTGACAAATCTAAGCAGGGGTTTCTACCAGAAATTATTGAAACCATGTTCAATGACCGGGCACGAGCAAAGAAGAAGATGCTCCAAGCCTACAAAGACATTGAATCCATTAAGAAGGAGTTGAAGAAACGGACATGAAATACCTATTGATACCACTAATGTTCTTACTCGGTTTACTGACCGTCGTTGCCCTTGTTGATTTACTCATAACGATGACACCAGCACGTAGCGAAAATGCTTGCCAAAATACAGAGTGGAGTGATACAATATACCATTCAAAGTGTTATACGTGCCATGACCACCTTAGAATCGCACCAAACTTCAAGAAGGGTAAGGGGTTGGATGACCCCGATGAGGAATTGATAGCAATCATTAGAAATGGTAAACGCATAATGCCGTCTTGGAAAGATGAAGGTTGGACGGATGAAGAACTTGAAAATTTGGTTTGTTATCTCAAAACATTACACAAGAACAAATGAACGACTTAGCAACTTTAACAACAGAAGAACTACGAGAGTTACTGACCCAAAAGAGACTTGAGGCTTCTCAGTATGACACCTTCCAAACTGCGAAGAAGGTTCAGCTGAACTCTGCGTATGGTGCTCTTGGTAACGAGTATTTCAGGTTTTATGATGTACGTGTTGCGGAAGCAGTGACCTTATCGGGTCAACTCGCCATCCAATATATTGCTGATAAGGTAAACTTCTATATCAATGAACTTTTAGAAACCACAGAAGGAGATGTAGATTATGTTATTGCATCGGATACGGATTCACTATACATTAATTTTAATCAGTTGGTTAGTAAGATGTATACGGAGGAGGCAGATAATGCGGATAGTATTGTCGCCTTCCTTGATGACATCTGTAAGACTAAGATTGAACCATATATTGATAAATGTTATCAGGATCTTGCTGTAACCATGAACGCATATGAACAGAAAATGTTCATGAAGCGAGAGGTAATTGCAGACAAGGGTTTCTGGACTGCCAAGAAACGGTATGCGTTGAATGTATATGATGATGAAGGTACAAGACTAAACGAACCAAAACTGAAGGTCAAGGGGTTGGAGATTGTCAAGTCGTCAACCCCTGAACTGTGTCGGGACTCACTGAGGGAGTGTGTCGGTATCATACTCAGGAAGGATGAGGAAACCCTACAAAAGCACATCAAGGAGTTTAAGACGATATTCATGGGGTCTCAATTTGAAGACATTGCTTTCCCCAGAGGCGTTACCGGTTTGTATAAATATAAGGGTGAACGGGACCTTTGCAAGAAAGGCACCCCCATACATGTTAGGGGTGCCCTCATCTATAATAATTTGGTCGAGGAAAACAAACTACAAAGGAAATATCCGTATATACAAGAAGGAGACAGCCTCAAATTTTGTTATATGAAGGAACCAAATATCTTCCAGGACAATGTGTTTGCGATTATTGATATTCTACCAAGAGAGTTGGATTTGGGGAAATATATAGACTACGATATGCAATTCTCAAAAACATTCTTGGAGCCCTTGAAGATTATTTTGGACACCGTTGGTTGGAAGGCTGAAAAGAGAAACGTGTTACAAATTTAGGAGGAAACATGTCATTTCGTGTAGATAGAAATTTAGGCATATTAACTTTAGTTACAGCCATCGCAATCTCAATCGTTGCTGCATGGTATTCAATCGTCGGTCTTGCTGCAATCTTTTCCGCAGCAGTGATACCCATTATCATCATGGGCTCTGTGTTGGAAGTCGGTAAGTTGGTGACTGCTTCGTGGTTGTATAGAAACTGGAAACAGGTACCGAAGCTACTCAAGACGTATTTAACTGCGGCTGTTGTCATGCTGATGCTAATCACAAGCATGGGCATCTTTGGGTTCCTATCGAAAGCCCATCTAGACCAGACACTACCCAGTGATGAGATGATAGCAAAGATTGAACGTATTGATATGTCAATCACAAGAGAGAACAGACGGATACGTGATGCTGAGTTAGTGATACAACAGTTGGACGATTCCGTCCAAGTCCTGTTGAGTTATGATCGTGTAAGAGGTAAGGGTGGTGCGATTGCGACCAGAAAGAACCAGAAGCCGGAACGTGATGAGTTGAACATAGAAATTGCCGATGCTCAGGGTGCTATTGACATCTTAGTTGACAAGAAATTCCCACTACAGCAGAAGGTGCGTAACCTAGAGGCCGATATTGGACCTGTCAAATATATCGCTGCGTTGATTTATGGTGACCAAGCAAACAATTTCCTAGACGAATGTGTCAGGGCAGTTATCCTTGCGTTGGTGTTTGTCTTTGACCCATTGGCGATTCTTATGTTGGTCGCTGCGAATATGAGTTTGTTTGGTCAGGTTGGTAGTCTTGGAGGGGTTAGGGAACCAGAGGCACCTGCACCTAAGAGTAAACCTAAATCTCTATACCCTTGGCACAAGGAAACCTATAAGAAGCAACCTAAGAAGTCTAAAGTCCCGCCCCATAATCCGGGGGATGACCAAACCTCTATGGTTTAGCCTTGCCAGACGATTTCAGACGCTGAACCTTCTACTGGAAGACAATTATCAGGGGTAAACATTTTCTTGCTAATGCATATATAATTTTTTTCATGGAGTCTCCATCCTAATTGTTTTAATACGTGATTGTAACAGTAATATACTAACTCAGAACAGGAAAACAACCTGTCCTTGTCGTTGGGATTGTCTGTATCAAAAACGAAATCATAATCATAGGGAACGTTTAATTTAGATATAGCTTTTGTAACTGCAAGGTCTCTGAGTTTTGGATTGACCGTAGGTCTAACGACACACACCCTATCGCACCGCATGAATTGAACCAAGTCGGTATATTGGACACAGGGTGTCATTGCGTGGATGATGTGTTCGTTCTCAGCAGACCCACCATTCGGGGACCAACCGACATATATTGCAGCATGACTATATAGACCAGGGATACAATAACCATCCAGATAGGAATCATAACCCCGCAACAGTATATCACCCGGTTTGACGAGTTTACGTACGGCATAGTATGAATCACTCTTTAATTTGAATGTGGTGGGGTTATAAGTAATAAATAGAGGGTACTTGAACACTTTGATGTGTGCAAATTTTTTAAGTAACCATGATTGGATATTGTATCTGAGAGTTGTTTTTGGCAT